AAAATCTGAATCAAACCAATTTGCCGGGTTAATAACTTCACCAATTGCCTTTACGATGTTAAATATAAACTTATAGTACTCTGTAAATATCACTTTTATAAAGTTCCATAATCCATAAAAGAAGGCACGAACCTCCGCAATTTTATTCCATAAATAAGCGACAAGTCCTCCAATAGCAGTTACGGCTATTGCTATCCACCCAATTATAGGTATTGATGAGATCGCAGCTGTAATTGCTGTTGCTGATGTTACTGTGGATATCACTATTTTTGTCATGGAAGCAATCCATGTAATAGATGTTTTAATTGCAGCGATAGATGCTATTTGGTGAAATGACCAAACGACTGCACCTAATCCTACAACAGCAGCAACAACGGTTCCAATAGCTTCTACTACTGGCGCAATAGGTTCTACTATATTAAAAAAACTTATTTTCAGATCATCAACAAATGAAGTCATTCGTTTTTGTTGTTCGGCATAAGTATTCATCATGATTGATGCCTGATCAGTAGCTGATGTACTATTTTGTACTTCTGAAGTCCAGTCTCTTATCTGATCTGTATTTCCAATAATAGCCTGAGCGGCTACAATATTTTCTCTTCCAAACAACCGGCTCATAAGTAAATCATTCTGCATTACGGGAACTAATGCTTCAAGTCTATCAACCAGAGGTATAGATTTATTTTGTAGCACATCCATATTAACTCCTAGTTTTTCCAACATCTTTGCTGCGTCATTGGATGGAGCAGATATGATAGTCATAATGTTTCTAAGTGCGATTCCAGCCTCAGAACCCTTTATGGTTTTTTGACCAAAGAGCTGAATAGCTGCATTTACCTCAGCAAATGATACACCTGCATTTTTAGCGGACACTCCAACATTCTTAATCGCTTGAGCAACGTCAGGAACTTCAGCTGCACCTATTTGAGCAGATTTTGCGATGATATTCATTTGCTTTTCCATCTCCATGGCAGCCATAAACGGATTATCCTTGGATATTTCATAAGCATTGAATGATGATGTCAGTACATTTATTGCCCCACTTAAGTCACCTTCCATTGTTTTAGAAAGGGTCATTGCATTTCGAGACATCGAGTCTAAAACATCCGGATAATTTGCCAGTTCCGGACCTAATTGAGACAGAATATTTGTAAACACACCAGCACCTGTAGCAGCGTCAACACCAAATGCAACCGATAAATCTCTTGCTTTGTCGGATACCATACGCATTTGTTCACTTGCAAGACCGGATACAGCCTGTACTTGTGCCAATGAATATTCAAATCTGATACCAGGAGCAATCGCTGTTTGAAAAGAATTGGTAATATTGTCTACACCCTCTTTCAGTTCGTTTAGAAAAAACATCCCTTTCCCTAAATCTTGCAGACCACCTACTATGTTTTTAGATGATTTCCCCAAGTTATCAACCATATTACTTGCCTCATTAACAGCAGATGCAGCCGCTTCTGCTGCTTCTGTTGCTGCATTTAAAGGGCTTGTTATATTGTCAACAAGATCCAATATCCATTGTGATGTTACTTTCCCCATTGTTCGAAAATAATTGATTAACTATTTTTGCTAAAGCATTATAAGTGGAATTCTCTATTTCTTGAAGCTCAAGTTTTCGCGCAAAGCGATATCCAGCATAAAGTCTGAGCCAGTCATCTTCACTCAAAGAGTTAATATCATGGATACCATACTCACGTTTAAGTATGGCATCCACTCCTTCAATAAAACCTAAAGATGACTCAATGTCCTTTACGCTGGATTCATAAAAGCGGCTTGAGCTTTGATCATCTGTGAAATTGATGAGATGACGACTGAATAAACAGCCCCATCTTCCAATGCTTCACGATCACCCGCCTTCACGCAGGTATTAAGCATTAATTCATTAGCCTCTGAGATATTGTTACCTTTTGCAGCGACAGCAAGGATCAGATCTTTGGTAGGACGTACAACCAAGAAATCATGTCGTTCGTTGTCGTCCAGTTGAACGGTTACCATTTTTAACCGGTTGCCATACTGTGATTTCAGACGTGTGTGTTCTTCGTCGGTAAAACCTACAATTTGTTTCTTCTCCTCAGCTGTTAGCTGATCATAAGGTTTTCCTTCATTAATCTTAATTTCGTTCATTTTAAAAAGTCTTTAAATGTTTTTTAGATTGCCGTATTAAACGGGCATGTTCCAATCAATATGACTTGGTAGCAATTCCAATTTAGTAGCAATTGATTTATCTCCTTGTTTTACCTCAACCTGATTACCTGTAAATTCTACGTTACGAATGACATCTTTATATATCATTTTATCGTATTCGAATATCACGGGTATATCAAAAGGTTCAATATCGGTTATCCGTCTGCCCGGTCCCAGGGAAAGTAAAAGAGCATTGATCTCCTCTTTGAGGAATGTAATAGAGGCTTTAGGTTTATAGTTGCCAATTCCACGTCCGACTGGCATATTACCAGCTCCGTATATATTCTCCTTTTCCACCTCATCACCATACGAAAGTTCGGTTACACCCTCAAGAGTTCTTCCAAGAATTACTATCTTAATATTATTCCATCCGGACATACGTCCGAACTTGTTAATTAAAGTCTGTACCTGTGCCATAAACTAAATTTTATTAGTAAAGCCTAGATCGATCTCGAACTCATTTACAACACCGTCAGCAACCAGCTGTACCTTAATTGTAAATGGTTTATTGGATACGGCCATTTGCTTTGGGTTAATATAAATATCAAAATCAGAGATATTCCTTTCGGATATCATGTTTGAGAGAGCTGATCGAATACGTGCATCCCAGTCACTGATAGTAGTATTGGAGATGTATCCAGTTCTTGGATCCGATTCAACCTTAGAACGGATTCGAGGTATCAGCGTATTTCGGATAATACGGGCAGCTTTATTCCATACACAATTGTATTCAATGTACGCATATGCACTGTCGGCAGAAGTACAAGTGGATGAGTTGTTGAAATAAAACCCTGCATATCCCTGGAAAGATCCGGCAAAAATATATCCTTTTTGAGTAAGGCTATCCTGCATAGTTCTCGACACAGCTGACATCAGGGTACCATTACTCAAAGAAGCATTGATAAATCTTTTTTTGCCAACTGATGTCAGTGGATAGTCAGATGTTCCTTTGGCATTACTTGGATGATTCTCAATATCAACGCTTCCAATATTTTCATGCACATACCTTACCGATAACATTCCCAGAGCACTCCCTACAACTGCATAATTTGCATATCCAATTTTTTTAGAAGCTTGATCCGGATCTTGTCCAATAACAACAGATACAGTCTCAGAATCAAACGATCTTAAATCAATTGCTGCATCTAATGTTGTAAGATAGCTACCTAACCCTTCAATAAAGATTGAATCAATGTATATATAATCTGATTTTAAAGATCCTACAAGTGATTGAGCTTTCTGTATTGCAGTTCCCAAAACATCATCTTTAGCAAGACCACATATTCCTATTGTATTAATTCCATTGATAGATCTTACACCGGAAACAAATAAATCAGAGACAACCAAAGTCGACACTTTTTCTGTTTTTGGTACGATCATAACCCATAAAGGTTGATCAGGAGAGAGACGGAAATACTCATCAATATGATAGTAAATCATTTCACTATTGGTGTCGTCCAGAGTTGCATTATAACCATAATTTTCCAAATCTGAAATTTCGGTTAACTTAACTGGTTTATAATGAACTAGTTTTCCAGCAATAGCAGTACCCCCAATAACCAGTAAAATTGTACGATCCTGAATGTTAGACTCTCGTACAAGCCCACCTTTTAGTTTGTTAATATTTACACCTGTAAATGTTCCCATGATACTTTATTTTATAATTATGCCTTTTTGCCTGAGATGATAGCCCCAACTCCATAATCTTCTATCCGGTCAACAATACCATAGGTCTGTGTACGATAAATAGATGTAGGAGATGCAGACTTAACGTCTATAGTTTCCGGCGAATACAAAGACTTAACACTATCAATATGATAATAAGTGTTCGGACCATAGAAGAAAACAGAAGCTTGGTAATCTGTAGCTGCCGGTGTAGTACCTTCTGCAATTTTCACCTTTGTGGTATAATTGTAGTATGGTGTATCATTGTTTTCAAAAAATTTGAGATTCATGAAAGATCTTACTTTTCCGGATACAGGATCCAGATAGAAGTTTCTGTCATAAAAATATTTAGCAGCTTGTTCGTCAAGCAGTAAATCAGCCATATGCTGAGGACAAAGTACCATGTATAACTCCTCCATGTTGGGCAGGTTTAAACCTTTGAGAATTGTAGCATAATCTACCAAATCACTATACGTTAATCGTAAGCGACCGGTTGAATCAGCGGTTCCTGTAGTAAGTACAACAGGCATCTCAGCAACTGTATTATTTGCCGGAGCCAATTTATGGAGGATATGATTACGGATACCTACTTGGAAAGCTTCATTATGCTTTACACGGATTTGGGAGCGTTTGTCAAATGCAAGGTAGCGGATCTCTTCTTCAGTACATGATGTAGGAGTGGTATCGTATCTTTCCCATGGTACAATAACATTTTTACCCGCCATAGCAGCAGCAGTAAAATCTTGAGAGTTATTGACTTTAAATTGGACATTATTGATTAGTTTGTTACGACGGACACCATCCGCTGTAATTGCTGATTGAGGCACCGATCCAAGTACCGCCATAAAATCAGCTTTATAGTTTCTTCTTTCAACTAAAAGTTGAGGATCAACGTATTTGTTTAGATATAAACCGTCTGCTGTAGTAGCCATTTTTCTTCCTTTTTAAAAATTAAACATTTTTGTTTACGTACGCCGTTAAAAGTCTTTCGTACTCTTCCGGAGTGTTATCCATCAATTCTTTGAGTGCTTGAGGATCATCTTGATAATCTTCCCATTTTTTTCCGGAAGTTGATGCGTTAGCCGGCTTATTAATTTCGGGCGTCTTCACCACCTTCATGGCAAGCAGCATTTTCTTTCCACTCTCAAAATTGGAGGTCAAAGTCTCTTTCCAGTCGGGTTTAACGTCGGCTGTGATTCTCTTCTCATTAATTGCATTGTTGAGCAGATCTTCAATTTCTTGTTCTCTTCTTTTGCTTTCTGCTTCCTCAAGCATATCTACTCGCTCTGATTTTCGCTTGTATTCGTCGATCTTTGCAATAACTTGCGCTTCAGTTGAATTTACAGGCATTCCAAGTCGGCCCGCCATCATACTTACATCCATTTGATTTTGATTTTGATTGTTAATACTATCCGTTATAATAATTTCTCCTTTGTATCCACAGTTGGTTATTGCCATAGCAGTGGTTTTATCTATTGTGGTTTTTCCGGTTACCTCAGATACAAATCCTTGTTCGTGGGCTTCTTTTGCCGACATCCAATAATCACCTTTATCCCACTCCTCTTTCAGTTTCTTCTTATCTTTTGCCTTTGCTTCAAAAGCGGCATAATAATGATCATTGAGTTTTTTCATAAGAGAGATATAGCCTTCCAATTCCGATACCTTACCATAAGATCCTCCCGATACTTGATGTACCATGAATAGTCCATTTTCAGGCATTGTGAATGAGCTACATGCTATTGCTATGTAAGTTGCTGCACTGGCAACAATAGCACCACCTTCACCGGTTATCTTTCCAGGAAACTTATTGATAACGTTCACTATTTCGTTTGCTTCCATACATTCGCCACCGGGAGAATTGATATAGATATGCACATCTTTGACCCCCGAATTAATCAGATCATTAATTTTCGAAGTAAAGTTTGCCTCCGTGTCTTTCCACCCGGATATGCTTCCCTTTATTTCTACAAGAGCTCTTCCGGACTCAGCTTTAGCAATGATATTCATAGGCATCTGTTTTTACTGTTGTTTTTTTATTCGATGCAAAGATCAAAAAGAGGTTCCAAATGCCGAATTTGCGATTTCTTCTTGGCACGTATTTTTTCTTATTAACACTTATTTTTTCCAAGTTGGAAAAAAAAGAGGACTTTAAGAAAAGACATTTTCGAGGTTACACCTCTATTAATGATCTTTGCAAAGTACCATTAAGAAGATAGTTATGGCTAAGAGCAAAGAGTATTATAGAAAACTTAAAAAAGAAGCGCACGATATGTATGTTAACGACTGTATTACATGCAAAGAGATCTCATTACGTATCGGAGTGTCCGAAAGATCCATCTCTAATTGGATCAATGAAAACGAAGGTCTTTGGAAAAAAGAGCAGCAAGCAACTGCGATATCATCCAAAAAGCAGGGTGACAACATCAAAAAAATCATTGAGAATTTAGCAGAAAAACGCTTGCAGTTATTAAGCGATATTGATGATGCTTCCAAAGATGGTAATAAAGAGCTGGAACTAGAATTAAGGAAACAAGCTGCATCAATTGATGATGGAGTATCCAAATGGGGTAAACAATTAAGTGAGATTGATAAGACCAATCGAATAACTTTATCCATATATATCGATGTTATGACTCGTATTTTTGATTCGCTTAAGATATACGATGCAAATCTATATTTCCAGACCCTCGATTTCCAGGAGAATCATTTGTATGAAGCCGCTAAATTATTGGGATAATGAAAGCACAGGATAGCAAAGCACTCAAAGACTACCAGGAAAAGATTAAGCGTGCGCGATGCACCGGTGGTCTTATTAATCCGGATGAGTCACTCACCGATCGGATGAATCGTATACAACGAGCCAAACGAGACGTGAAGTATCTCGTTGAAACTTATCTACCACACTATGCAACGGCTGATTGTGCAGACTTTCAGATCGCACATGCCAATAAGGTTATGAATAACCCACTATACAAGGGGTATGCAGAATGGGGACGCGGACTGGCAAAATCAGTATGGAATGATGTCATCATACCCTTATGGTTATGGATTAACGGAGAAACACATTATATGTGTATTGTATCCGACACTTTTGATCGCGCATCCGATTTACTGGAAGATCTGCGTGCTGAGTTTGAGGCGAACGAACTTCTAAAGCATGATTTCGGAGAACAGTATAATCCCGGATATTGGGAAAAAGGAAACTTTGTTACCATGAATGGATTTATCTGCAAAGCATTTGGAGCAAAGCAGAAGGTACGTGGACTACGAAAAGGTGCACACCGTCCGGATCTATGGGTTATTGATGATTTGGAAACACCGCAAACGATTAAGAACAATCGGATGCAGGACGACTATGCTGATTGGATAGAAGCGGATGTATTAGCAACAATGACCGGAAAAAAAAGACGGTTGATCGGCGCAAACAACCGTTTTGCATCCCGAATGGTACAAACCATACTCAAACAACGACATCCTGATTGGGATTGGAATTTAGTGAAGGCATACGATCCGGTAACATATG